AGTCTCTCGTACAATTCACGAAATTCCTCGATAACCTTATCTTGGATCTTCTTAGAGGGTGCACCCTTCTCTTCCGTGAACGCCAAATCAAATGCACGCTCACCTGGGATATCATAGATGAAAATTTCATTACGAATTTCATTGATAGCAAGGTCGACTTGAGAACTACCAGCCATCATACGATAACTGTTAATCAAATCCCTTTCTTCAGCAGGAATGGTTGTATTTTCGTATGAAAGCTGCGTCAAGCCGCCAGAGGGGTTGACCTCAATTGCGAGGCCATCGGATAATTCTTCTCTTTCGAGAGTGAATGTTTCTTGTTCAACGGGCTTCTGTTTGTCTACTTTGAAGCCGAACATTTCCCACAGATTGAAAGCCATGTTTACTCACTTCTTGTTTGATCTGTTATTTAAGACTCAAAAAGAAACCCACCGAAGTGGGTCTCCGCTGAGGGGCTTCTTTCGAAGAACATTCTCAACGATATAAGGTGTAACTCACTGTTGATTCAGAACATGTTCCAGCGACACCATTGTAGCAAAGATCGTCACCATTAATGTTGGTATCAGCAAAATTGATATAGTAGGTCGTTCCAATATTCACCTTACAAGTTGTTGGTGAAGTAGAAACGTACAAACTATTCGAAGCATTCGCATTCAAAACACAGATGGAGTTGGCACTGCCCTTTGTGAGAACTCCAGGAGACGTACTCAATGTGATTGTTCCGCCATCGCCATAGCTGGTGTTGGCCACTAACTGAAATGACCCAGCCACTTGAGGGGTGAATGCTAGAGAAACATAAAATCCCTTCTTGATTACGAATGTTGGAGAATACCCAGCATACTTGAAAGTCGGAAATGACGATGCACCTAGTACAGAGCCAAGATCTTTCAGAGGTGTATCAGTATTTCCAATAGAGCTTGGCAAGATGGAAACTGCGCCACTACACTGACGGCTAAAAGTTTTACCGTTGATTGGAGTACTAATTTGACTCACGTCACAATAGGCGCTGCTAACTACAGGTGTGTAACACTGGTTTGTAGCTGGATTCAGAACTTGAGGGAGTGTGCATGTGACAGGAGGAGGTGTAGATGTTCCCACACATTGTACAATAACAGACGAAGGGGCACTAGAGACGGCACCAGTATAACTAGCTGCGCCAGACGCAAGACTTACTTGACATAGGTTTTGCGCAACTGCAGAACTCGAAAGCACTGTAGAGAAAATCAAAAATAATGTAGCAGAAAGAATCTTTTTCATAGATATTCCTCTTGGTATTAGGAGTGTATTTAAGACTCAAAAAGAAACCCACCGAAGTGGGTTCTTTTGTCTGTTTTCCAAACTTATGTCGTGACGGAATTGTTCCAACCGTTGACAGCAAACGAAACCTGCTGCTCAGAAACTGTGTCGTTCTGGTCATATCCAAGTGAGATATCACCAACGGAAACTGGCCACAATGCTTCAACTGTATAAAGATCAAGAGGCTGATCTGCACGATCTAGCAACTGAACAGTTGCCTGCGCGAAGTAGTTTGATGGATTGACGAAATTCTCTGTTGCAACGTTTCCGTCGAAAGACAAAATCTGATCGTGCCAACGTTCAAAGACGTGACGGCCAACTAGGTCGTTGTCAAGGATGATAGAAACATTCCAATCATCAAAGGTCTTGTCTCCGGCAATCTTAACTTGACGGCCCATGTATGGAACTACAACCTGTCCAAGTGTGGAAGCAGGAATGCTTGCAGCCTTACATGTGAAACTGATTTTCTGTGCTACGGATGTACCTGAACCCATCGCAGCTGTAACGTCAGCTGGGAAGGTCAAAATAACCTGGTAACGGTTCGGACGGAGGCCACCGTATTGGAACTGGGCCAGGAAATCCGAAACGGAAGTTGCTACTGCCATGAGTATTCTCCAAATCTTTTATTGTGTGCCGCCGGTCACAGGGTTCAGGCGTCAGTGTAATTCTTCAGCATATTTATGATTCTGTACCACATCATATTTCATTGAAGGATCACATTCACTCATCAAAAGAAGTGCGGGAAATGGGAAGCTACCTTGAAGAATTCTACTCCATTTCTCATACAACTCTTCATCAGTTTTCACTGTGAATCCTTTGCATGAACTCGTGCTAGATGTTTCTTATGCTCATCATTCGTCATACGAGGTGTATTTGGAATGTGAGTTTTGTTGTGACTGATAGCATTATGACTATCGTATCCTTGCTTGCCTCTCTCCATTCCATCACTTTGTTTGTGAGTCGTATGGGAACCATCTTCCCATTTTACTTTCACCATGGAAGATGAATGATGAACAACCTCACCATGTTTATAATCAGCAGGATTGTGTGATCCTCTATTCGTCAGACCGGTGTTGCCCTGAAAATGCTGATGTACATGATCTCCAGTTTTATACACCATGCTTTCAGTGAGGTAATCTTGAAAATTCTTCATTGCATGTACTTCTTGATGGTGTTGATGTTTCTCTGGCAAGCATCAATCTGCTCTTTGTTAGCGTAGATATCGAGCACATTGATTTGATCTAGGTTCCACTGCATGGCGCTAGACAACTTATCCTGTGCCCAATCTTTGCATGAGTCGTCAATCGACCCATACTGTGGAGGCGGAATAGTATCAGTTGTTTCTGTTAGGAATTCTTGAAATGTTTTCATCAGTATCTCCGTGAGATGAGATATTTATTCCAAAAAGAAGCCGGCTTTGACACCGGCTTCGAAAAGGTACAACAATGTAGTTATGTTTAGACCGCACCAACCACTTCATTAAAGTCGACATCCTGTCGAACAGCGACGAAATTAAGCTGAATCCACTGGATGGAATAGTTTGGCTTAATGAAGATGTTACCGATGAACTCACCAGACTGAACAACCTGCGGAGTGTTAACTGTGGAGTCGCAAACGACCTTGAAGTCTTGGACACCACGACGACCCTTGACCTGCTGCAGATAAGGCGTAACCATGGACACAAACTGTGCTTGTGTGAATTGGTCGTTGAACTCGAACAAGAAGTACTTAGCAGCGTTCGAGATTGCCTTACGCAAGGTGATGAACAGACGACGGATACCAATCTGGCTGAATGCAGACTGCTTACCGAGAAGAGTCTTGTCACCATACAAGATGGTACCATCAGTCTGGAAAGTCACAACTGAGTTGATTCCAATCTTGTACAACTGGTCACGAGAGTTCTTGTTCGGGTTGTATGCGAGAGAGACAACGTTCTTCAGATTACCACGATTGTAACCAGCTGGCGACCACCATGGATCGTTTGTGTTATCAACCTGTGCGCAGAGACCTGCGATGTCACCGTTCAATGGAATCCAACGGTACTTGTCGTTGTAAACGTCGTACATCAACTTCCAACCGGAGTCCATGACAGCATAGCTGGATGAACGACCAATTGTGTTACGACGATTTACAACATTTGCAGTTGCCTGGTCAATCGTCAGGTTCGTGACGTCTGCCTGTGTTGGCGAGAAGAATGCAACGAGATCCTTACGAGTTTCAGCAACATTGTCGATTGCGTACTGTACGACAGCAGTATGGTTAGCTTCTCCACCCGCTTGGCCAAGGAACAGCAAACCAACATCGATGACTTCTGCATTGGAGAACATGTCCAAGCCGCCGATGAGTTCGTCAGCTCCAACATTAGCAGAGTCGACACCACCCTCGAGACCAACTTTGACGATACCTGGGGTTGCAGAAGGTGAAGTGTCACCAACTAGAACACCATAATCAGATGGAACTCCCAATACGATGAGAGTAGATCCCCATGCAGTTGGGGAACTATCTGTTCCAAGGACAGCAGTACCGGTTGCACGAATTGCACCAACAGTCGAAGGAGGCGCACCGAAGACAACAGACGGAGCTGAATGATACTCAGCACCAGTGTTAGAAACGGTAACAGAAACAACCTTCAGAGTTACGGTTGTAGTTGCGCCTGTACCTGGCGATCCGGAGATGGTTGCAGTTGGTGGTGTGGTGTATCCAGAACCTGGATTGGTGATGGTAACGCCAGTAATAACACCTGCGTTCATCTGAACCGTACCGGTTGCAGTTGTTCCTGAAGTTGGAGCCGAGAATGTGACTGTTGGAGACACATATCCGGAGCCACCTGCAGTGATAGCTACAGCGCCAACACCCATCGATGCAGTTGCAACAGCCTGTGTTCCGCCTGTGCCTGGCGAACCAATAGCAACAGAAGGAACGCTAGTGTAACCAACACCTGCTTGAGTGATTGTAATCGTCTGAACTGTTCCATCAGTTGTCGTTGACGCAATATCTGCACCAGTGTATGGCTTATTCCATGCCCAGACATACTGAGAGTTACGATTCAAGACGTTGATGTAATAGTTTGGTGCATTATTCTCATCAACTGCATCAGATGCCTTCGACAAGAATGGGAACTTCTCAAGAACTTCACCTGGGGTACCAGTGAAATTACCCGCTCCATCAACAACGACGACGTGTATTTCGTCATTCAATGCGTCGACAGCAGCAGCTGAAGATGAAGTACCTGGAGCAAAATCAAACAGGTCCTTATATCCCCAAGAAGCAAATCCATTGGAGTCACAGATAGAAACGATCAATCCATTTCCAAGCGAACCTGGATACTTAGCAGTGAATCGCTCAGTGATAGATGTGTCGGAGAATTTCTGCGTGAAGTCAGTCTTATTGTAGACCAAGATACCAGCAGTGCTGGAAGCATTCAATGCTGTTGTTGAATCAACAACACGAACAGCTGTAGCATTTCCTGTGTATGCTAGGAAGCTTGCAAGCACGAACCAATCAATTGGGGATCCACGGAGTTCATCCGGCTTACCCAAATACTGTTCAATGTCGTCTCTTGAGGTCAAGGCAACATACTGATTTGCCGGTCCCCATGCAAACTCACCAACAAAAGCACCGCCCGAAGTGCCAACAGCTGGAATGCTGTTTGTAAGATCAATCTCAGTAGAGTTGACCACTGGGCTCAGATTGTTAACGGATCCCATCGATTTCTCCCGATATACGGTTTATGTGTTTCTTTGTCTTATATTTAGATTTTTACAGGTTTAGAAATCGGTGCCATCGTCGAAGAATCCCCATGCCATCCTTAATTCTTCTTGCTTCTCAAGATTGTCTCTCAAAGTTGAACGAATTTCCAAGTTTGAATATTCTTCGAAATTTGGTTGTGCAGTAAACCAGGCAAACATCACAAGTGACATGACAATATCGTCAAACTTGTTATCCTCGGCTGCATACTTTCCATTTGGTTTCTTGATGAATGTTGTTAGCTCACTGACAGTTTCAAAGTCTTGGATCATGAGTGAGTCTGATTCGATCAACATTTTGAGTGTTGAGCATCCTATCAATTTCGTCTTAGTAGTTGTTCGAACTCCAATTTCAGCCTTACCGCTCATATTCTCAACGTTTTCAGTGAGCTTGATTTTTGAGGTAACGAGATTCTCATACTCAAAGTCATACCACAAAGAATTTGCAACTTGGCCGCCGACAGAATTGGTCTCAACAACCATAGCACCTTCGTTGTAGTGCATACCAATCTTATAGGCAACTTGAGCAAGCATCAAAACAGGAATCGTGTTGTTTCTATACTTGGCAACCTGTTTGAATGGTCTACAAGTGACGTCGATAACACTGACCACAGAATAATCCATTCCGATGCCTTCAGCTGTATCAACTGTGACGATGTATGAGTGGTCTGGTTGTGGTTCTTCATAGACCATGTAGTAGCCTTCCTTGTCACTACTGATAGGATCATTGAATGTAAGCATTTGCAGCTTTCTGCCGGAAATGAGAGTATTCTCAGATCCAAAGAATTCACAGTTATGTGAAGTTACACCATTCGTAATATAATGGTGTCCATCAGCTACTTCAAATACATCGTAAACATAATCTTCTGCATCAGTAAAGGAAATTGATGATACTATTTTGTCACCAATCTTTTGGCCAATCGTCACAGAGGATGCTTCTACGAAATCATTATTTGATTTGATGCGATGTTCGAGTGTACATTCAAGATGTGAACCATCATCAAAATTAAACTTTAGAAGACCAAATTTCTTTGATTTCTTGACACCTTTGAATGGTTTGAATCCATTCTCTGTTAAAATTTCATATCGCATTGATTCTTTCCAATAAAACTATGATCCCGTTTTTCGTGACATCATATTCTTTTGCCATGATTTCTGCGAAAACATGTTCTTTCTTAAGTATCCTTCCATTTGACATCACCAGTTCACCTTGATAAGTTGCATCATCTCTTTGACTTTTCTTTGTATACTGTTTCATTTCAGAATATGATGGATTGAATTTCACCCATCTTTCCAATATGACTGACTCATCAAGTTTCCTAGGTCCCCAAACTTTTCCTTTTCTAATCCTGCTCCAATGTTCTTTTAATTCTTGTGAATGTCTAATACCTTTGTTGTTTGAGCCACGAAGTTTAGCTGAATCCGACATACGTTTTCTTGATTTCTCTGAATAGACAAAACCAAGAGTATTGAATTTATCACATTCCGAGAGACCCTTCCCTCTTTTAGTACAATTCAATCCATTTCTATATGTGTCATACTTTTCAATGAAGAACTCTTCAAATTTGTCACACTCTTCCCAAGTTCCTTCGAAAAGAATTTCATGTGATATAATTCTCAATTTGGAAAATCGTAAGGACTTCTTATGATCTTTTAATCGTCTCTCAAAATTGGATGCTACACCGATGTATGAAAGATTATCTTCTCTATTCAGTTTGTAGACACATGCCATTTTCAATCCTCTCTAAATCTTTATTATTTAGAGATCCGCCTAATTCACACCTTAATATCAAATCGTACAATTCTGAAATTTTCATATCTTTCACTTCACCGGTGAAAGTGTCTCGTACCGTTACAACAGTATCACCAACTACACACTCAAATTCTTGATCAAACTGCTTCTGACTCATGTTTCTGAGCTGTTCAAGCCTCCATGCCTCACCACGCCTTGGATGTCGATCCCACTTCACCATCACATGCTTGTATGCATTCTTTCCACTCTCAGCTTCAGACCACAGCTTATAGAAGAGATTCATACCCTTCGGTGTAGAAGTAATGATAACCTTTGTGTCAGAACCGGCAGTAACAACTGGATAAGTAGAAGTATAAAACTCTAGATCATTCTGTACGAATGCGAACTCGTCAAGATAGACAAGGTTGACGGATCGTCCACGAATAGAAGAACCCGATGTAGCTGCACAGAAGATGACTGTTCCATTTCCGAGAAGTATGTCACCCTTGTTCCAAGTGCGAACACCTGGCTGCAACCAGAAGGGGAGGTTTTCGTACATCAACTGCAGACGAGCCATGATTTCTCGTGACTGGTCGGCCTTGTTTGCAAGAATAGCAATGGTGTAGCTGTCATTAAAAAGAGCCGCCCAGAGAAGATATGCTGCCACGAGGGTAGTTTTACCCATCTGTCGAGCAGTACACATAATTGAGAATCGATTATCAACCATGCACTGCAACATCTCTTTCTGATATTCAAAGAGGTTAAAATTCACCAGACCCTTATCAAGGTCGATGATCTTGACATAGTTGCACATAAAGTATACAGGATCTTCTCGACACTTCCAAAGCTCTTCGAGTTCCCATTGTGTCCATTCCCATTCAACGCCTGACTTTTTGATACCAGAGCGTCCGTCATAACACATTTCTTTCGTAATTTCCATACTTCACCAAAATTTCTAAATACAGCATCTATTAAGGAAATTCATGTTTATGAAGACTTTTCAAGAATACATCAATGAAAGCGTAACTTCTTCAACACATTCTTCTGAAGATGAAGCTATCGCTAAAGTCAATGACCATAAAGCAGCACTAGAGAAAGAAGGATATTCTGAAGGTCGACACAAATTCACTGGAAATCATTTCACAGGCGGAAGCCATGTTGAAATTCCGTTCAAACATCCAGATGGAAGAACTGCAATTATCAACCACATCCATAACGGTAAAGGTAGTAGAGAAGTCTCAATTCAGAAATGATACTATTTCCTAACTACATCCAAAACTGTAATTTCACACCTAAATATGATTGACGGCTTTACAATGAGCCAGCACTAATCGTCGGCACCAGAGTTGCTCGACGTGAGAAAGAGGCTGTGATGTGATCTCCGCTGTCCAAAATATAATGTATGACCTGCTCTGCTCATCCTGCAACAGGTGTCAATATCTTTGATCATTACCATCTTTGATGTTGTGGCGAGATACTCGAAAGAGTCCGAAGATGAAGTCTGTGGGCGTAACCGATCTCCGCGTCCTGTTCTCATGAACTAACTTCAGTGTAATAGCATGGCTGTTTATGCTCTTCGGTGTTGCTAGCCGAAGGCATGGCTGACAGTTGAGTACAAGTAGATAAATTCGAAGGTTGGAAACGACGAGGCGAAGCCGAGTGGCCCGAAGGGCCGAAGAACCTGATCCTCGATACTCAAATTACTCGTTTCCAGATTTCTCTGGTTCGTCAGCTGTCACCACTACAAACTCCCCATCCTGTACTTGCTTTCGTTTTGAGAATTGTCTGAATACTTCTTCAGACGTTCCAATGAATACTGTGGTATTGCCTTCTGATTTTGTATTGTCTACTGGCGCCGGTACAGACGGCTTGACTGCTGAATCTTTAGTGTGTGAGATTCCAAGCAAATCTTTGTTGAGTTCAGCAAGCATTTTGATATAAGCAGAAGCTGCTAGATACATTCCTGAGCTTTGTGCTTCACGAGTCAACCTAACAATATCAGGAAGAAGACTCATGGATTCGTCAATCATCTCTTTCAAATTAGATCGAGCATCTCCATAATCTTTTTCAAAATTTGATTGTTGCTGTTCCTTCAAACTCTTTGTGAGATCTTTTAGGTCAGTATCAGTTGGTTTCTTTCTCTCAGGAGGAGTAACACCTGTAGCAGTTCCCAAGAACTGAGAAATTTTATCGAGTTCTTGCGTCATTCTGGCGCACTCGTATCAGG